GATTGGTTTGGCTGTTGTGCATTGACAACGATTGACCAATGATTGTTGTTGATCGTTGCTTCCCAACCTTCGGAAAGATCACCCCACCCTTCAGAGTGTGTTTTCTTCCATGCAGCAAACTCTGACTTTGCGCCAGCGCGGGACATCTTCAAGGCTCGTTTCGCGGCAGGATTGAATTCAATGTTTTGCTCATCTCCTCCAAGGCTAGCGATTGCCAAACGCACAAGACGGTGTTCATCACCATTGTCGCCTTCAAAAAATTTGACAGTGCGGCCATCAATGCGGCTCGTTACACGAATCTTTCCTTCGTCGGTAGGCCAATTTAGACTTTCAAGCGAAACGCTCATTCCAAACTTTGCCTTTCCTCCAGCGCGGGAGTAATTGGCAAGTCGCTCAAGATTCGCCATGCCCTTTGCATCGCTGCGGGAACTACTTTCTGCAAGGTTTCGCAACTGTTGCAGGTTGCCCGACTTGATGTAGCGCATTCCACGCAGGTCATCCCACAGATAGAGTTTTGCGTTCACTCCGCTGTCGTATTCGGCAACTTCAATCATCCATTGATTGCTCCCGATCTTTGCGGTGTGTTCCTCAATGGATTGACCGTTTTTCTTGGTGAGGTTTGTTTCCCACTTTGCCATGTTTGCCTTCTTTGCAGCGCGAGAGTAGTGCATCGGGTCAGCCTTTCCTAGATCGTGTGAATCAGTCCAGTTGTCTACAAACTGATTGAATGACATAGGCTTTCCATAGTCATTCGCTTCGGGATCACGCGCAACCCAACGCAGGTATTCTTCGTACTTCTTCTTGATTTCACGCATCTTGGAAAGAGGAATGAGCGCGAAACGCCCCTTCGCGCCAGCGCGGGAGAAGTTCATATCTCCCAGCAGGGTTTGTGCGTAGCGTAGGGTTGATGACCCGCCGCCAATGACCTGACGAACAATCTTGCTCAAGTCTTGGAACGTCCACCCTCCCAAATCGTCTTCCAACTTTGGGTTGCTGATGAGTTCTTGGGTATCGCGTACAACCTGTTGCAATTCCGTCCGCAACCGATTGTGAAACTGTTCAAATCCTGCTTCGGGTTTCGTACGGCCAAGGATGTCAACCCATCGCTTCGCGGTTGCGTTGACGCTGCGCGTGTCTGTGCCAAACGCCGACTTTGCGCCAGCGCGGGAAGACAACATTTTTTGTGCTGCACTTCGCGCTCGCGATTCCGTTGCGAATGACTTCAATTCAATCAAATCCTCTTGTGGTTGCTCATTTGGAACACCTGTGTTGACAACTTGCACCAAGAAGACGTTGAACTTGCCGTTTCCATCAGGGCCACCAAGGTAGACGCGCTTGTTTCCTTTGGAACCAATCAATGCGTGTCCAAACGCCGACTTTGCGCCAGCGCGACGAAAGCCTTCATTGTTGATGCGTTCAACGAAATTGAAGATGCTGGTGCGGCGCGGCGCGATTTCAGGAATCGAAGGGATTGACCATCGGCCATCAACGCGCACGGCATTTACTCGCGTTCCGTCCTTCAGAATCAGAGGGACTGACGTGGTGTAAGGATCGTTCAACTTGATGGAACTAAAAGACCCGTCAATCTTTGCGAAAATGTCGCGGATCTTGCCGCTAGACCACGCTGCCTTGAGTTCGGATTCGCTCATGGTTTTGACCTTTGTTCCTGTGTCCAAGCGGTAGAGATCAAATCCGCTCGCACCTTGCATGACTTTGTATTGCTTGCCATTCAGTGTGATGCGCTTGCCGTCCCAGTTCGCTGGCAACGCAGGTGCATTGAATGGATCAAACGCGAAGTTGTGTTTGTTCATAGATGTCCCAACGCCCTGACGGGCAGATTCGGTTTTGTTGATTTGCTCGACCTTCCGCGCTGACCATGACTTGCCAGCGTCACCACCCCACAGAAGCCACGCGATATACCCAGCGTCTTCCTCACCACCCGCTTGGTTTCCTTCGTGACGCGAGAAGAACGAGTGCATTCGTTTCACCGTTTCAGGCGATAGGTTTGCGCGGTTCTTGATGTCGCGAGCGCGAGCCACGCCAACGGCAGTTCCGCCGCGCCCGTGTTCTTCGCGCAGTCGCAGACCGCGTTCAGCGTTTGCCGCCATCTCTGCGGTAGGTTGCAGGTCGATATCAGAAGAAGCAAACCGTGCGCGGCTGCTTTGCGCCTTGATTCTCCATGCGGCAGATTGCACCGCCTTTTGCATGGTTTTTTCCATCATTTGCGGCGGTGAAGGTTGTCCCTCAATGCTTGCGTACCAACCCCATCCACCAAGGTTTGACCAACCCTTTCGCAGTTTTCCTGAATACTCAATGCCGTTGTACCGCATCGTAAAATTGCGGCTGTCTTCGTCTTCTCCGCTCTTCACCTTCAAATTTTCCACGACAAATGAGTTTGCAAACCGTGCGCGGGACATAGCCGAACCTACGCCGTGAAATTTGCCTTCGCAAACGCAATCACAGTTTGGGCCACGCGCCCCGCGACACTTTGCGCCGCACATGGTTTGCTTTTCTTTTTGCTCCCACTTGATAACGCGGTCAATCGCTTGTGGTGGGTTTGCCGATGTCACCAACCATCTTGGTTGCCCCCGATCCAAATACGTTTTCCACTCTTCAAGTTGGAGTTTCACCCACGCATCTACACCACCTGCTGCTGCGATTGCCTCGCGTGGTTTTTTTGCCAACGACGATGGCGATTCTAAATAATCCTTCGCCTGTGCGGTGTAGATTGCTCGCAGTTCCGCGTCTGTTTGAAAAGCGCGGTCATCTAGTTTTTCCTTTTTCGCGCCCGACTGAAAGGTAAATCCTTCAGTCTTGTTTGGGAACAGACGTGCAAAAGCAACGCTATAGACTTCTCGCAGTTGATTCTGCGGAATCTCCGTTGCGCCCACGAAGTACTTGGTTTCGGTGCGCCCAAATCGCGTGTGGTTGCCGCTGCACATGAGTGCATCGTATCAAGAGAAGAACGGACGTTTCGCTTTTGTTGCACCAAACATCTTGGTGATAGCGTCAGGTTTGTCAATTCGATTGACTTTCAAATCTGCTGACGAGAGTGAACCCCGTACGGCCTCGCCGCACAAATCCACAATGCAATCAACGGTGTCATCGTGTGCGCCAGCAGGGAATGAGAGCAGTTCGTCAACGACAGGGGAGAACGCACCTGTAACGCGCCCTTCGTAATCACAGGGGAAATGCAGTTTCAGACCCTGCACGAACGGTTGCACACCCGCCGCTCTCATGTGCTTGTCGGTCGTGCGCTCGACAGCAACCATTGGTTGTTTTGTCAACTGCGCGAATTGATCAAAGATACCCCGCTGCGGCCCGTTGGCCTCTGCCAGCACCACGGACGCGCCACGCCTGTGCAGCAACGCCGCTGCCATGTTTGCGAACGTCGGGAACGATTCGCGTACCCGCAGGATGTCTGTGAGATACAACCGCCGCTGGCTGTCAATTTCTCCAACGATGCACACGCTGTAGTCAGGATCGTCGCGATCCTGTGCCTTCTTCCCGTATCCCCAATCCACCGCCGCAACCGTGCGCGTTGACACTGGAATGGTGTCGGGCTTGTAGTATTGGAACCATTCAGGACGGAACACCAGCAGGTCGCTGGAGAGCGGAACAAGTTCGTACGCACGGGCGTACGCCATTGCGCCCATTTCGTTGCGCCGTGCGGCAAGGATTTCAGGCGTAAACACGTCAGGCCACGGGCTATAGTCGCCTTGGCACGGTCGCCGCAGCAATGACCCGTTGCCACCGTGCAACCGCCGCCAATCGGCTGTGGCATCGTCTGTATGGAACGGGGTAGCCGTCTTCCAAACGCGGCTCGCGTGTTGCGCCGCTGGATCTAGCATCGGAAGCCAAATGTTGGCAATGGCTTCCTTGACCTGACCGCGTAGCGTGGGTTGCAGCACGGAGTTCCGTAGGTCGCATATGTCATCGAACCAAATCACATCGGCACGGCCACCCGTACGGCCAAACACGCCTGACCCCTGCACAGACGGATCCTTGCTACGGGGTAGCAATCCCTTGGCGTTGACGCTCCACGACGTGATCGTGTCTTCCCCTGCCTTGAGTTGAACGTGCGGAAACGTGGCCTTGAACGCTGCGCCGCGCACGATGTCGCGGATGAAACGCGTGGTCGCTCCAGCGGCCTCGTCATTCTGACTCACAATCTTGAATCGGGTGTCAGGGCGTACGCCTAGCCACCATGCAGTCAGGTAGCAGAGGGTTGACGTTTTCGCGTGACCACGGGGTAGTTCGGCGTACCACTCTTCGTGTTGCAAAGCGTGTAGAAGCAGTTCGCGTTGTAGATCGGAGGGAGCGAACCCCAGCGCGAGCGCGAGAAACGCAACAGGGTTTTGCTGCGCTTCGCGCACAGCGGCTTCCGCTGTCAACGCTTGCGCTTTGCTGGTTGACGCTTTGCTGGTTTGCTTTGGCATTGTGTGTCAATCGACTTGGCAACCGCTGCAATCTGCTGGTCTGTCAACGAGTTCAACACTTCGTGTCTGTCCGTTGCCATTCCTGCGTCTAAACGCTTGATTCGGTCATAGGACACCACAGCGTCCATGCGTTGCTGTGCAAGGTGTGCGAGTGCTTCCATAGCGCGTATGCGGTCACGATGGCTTGCTGTGTCATCTTGCACGATGTTCAGCAGGTCAATCGGGATTGTGGCAAATGCGGCTTCGGGAACTTGCCACCCCTGATACACAGCGGCTTCTAGCACTCGTAGGTGCTGCCGTTGATACCAGCGTTGCCGTGCGAGTGGCAACTCCCCCATATCCCCCTGATCAGACTGTGGGGTAATGTCATTCATGGCTAGAGTTTAGCGCGACCCGTTCTAGGAACCAGCACAACGTCGTACCCTGCAAGTTTAGCCATGTCAATGGCGCGAGCAAACGTAGGGTATCGCTTGCCTGTCACGGTGTTTTCGTCTGCCAGCAGACATTCTGCGGTGTGCTGGTCGCAAATTCCTGAATCTACGCAATCGCGGACAAATCGGTATCGGGAAATTCCCTCTACCACCAGCCTTGATTTGACTGCGCGTTTCCAATCTGACGGGGTATTGATTCGTACGTTTTTCATTCGGAAACCCCTGCTACAGCGTCAACCGTAGCGGGAGAGTAGGGAAAGGGTGCGTCCCTATTATTTGAGAGACAGACGAACGCCGCGTGGTAGGAGGGTTGCTCCGTCGATGGGTTCCCCGTTTTCAAGCGCGGTGCGGATTGCCTCTTTGTCAATTTTGACAGAGTAGACAGGGATCTTGAATTCTTCGGGTAGTGCGTCTTCGTCTGTGATTTGGACGGGCGTTTTTCCCCCATTGGCAACGACGGAAAGCGCGAATCGTGGTGTTTGAACCTTGGTGCGCTTGGTTTGTTGCATTGCTGCAATGAGGTTTTGCCGCAGTTTGGTTGCCAGCGCATCGTCGGCTTCTGCGAGTTTTTTCATGCGCTCGACTTCTGCCATACGGTTTTCAGCGCGGGTTTCGCACATTCGGATGAGCGCGGCGTAGTCATCGACTTTGGCATCAAACGCCTCAATGAGAGCGTTTGTGTGTTCTTGCATTGCCGCTTCAAGTTCTGCGCTCTTGTCGGTTTCCGTTGCCATATCTAGCAACGCCATCAATTCATGCTGAATCTCGTACAGGCTCATTCGTACCTCTCTCAATTTGTTGGATGGCTTCCCGTGCTGTATCGCGAGAATAGGGTTCGTCATTCATCTCTGCGATTTGCCGCAATGCTTGTTCGCAGATAGACAGCGTTCGTATGGTCAACATTCTATCGCGCTGGATGCGTGAGAGCGTGTAAGTGTTGACGATGAACCCGTGTGTTTGTGAGATGTCGTACCCATGCGTAAGCGATTCGCGTAGCCGTTGCAGATTGCTCACAGATAGCCCCTTGCATCGTCGCGTTTTTCGCGACGTTCCATCATGCGCTGCATTTTGCTCAATCGGTACTCGACCATCACAACCCCTATAAGCATCGCCAATGCCCACAAGAACACCATACATCCAAAAAATTCGATCACGATTGCCTCCGTTGATTTTCAAGTTCAGTGCGAAGCCGTTTGACTTCTGCGTTTTTGTGTTTCAGTTGCTCGCGCAACTTTGCAATCTCCGCATTGAGTTTTGTCACATGAACATCACGCGAAATGCTTGCGTTCCACGGATGTCCCAACTTCGGTTTAACTACGGTCATTCGTTCTGATCCTTGAAGCAGTCCCAGCCAAGTTGCTTTGCCATGTCTCGCGAATCCTGCCACGACAAACCGCAGATATACCGCCGCGCATCGTCGCGCTCGACCGTAAGCGTTTTGACGCGCTCTTGCAGTTCGGTAAGCGTTTTGCGGAACTCATCAGTGTTTTTTTCAAGTTCGTCGCGGTGTGATTCCGCCATGATGTTCCCGTCTTGCCACATCTCTAATTGAGTGCGGAGCCGTTCAATCTCGTCAGCGGCTTCTGCGCGTTCCGCGTTCTGCTCGTTGGTCAACGATGTCCAACTAATGCGTAGGCGATCAAGGATGTCAATCTTCATTGTTGCCCCCTGCAACAGTTGCGTTTTGCCTCGTCTTGGTTGGCGGTCAACTCCGCACATTTGACGTGCAAATCGGCGCATTGCGCTTCCAATGCTTGCAGTTTCCGAACGTACACATCGCGTTCTTCTGTGACGGTTTTTACGTTCTCATTTGCAAGTTTCAGTTGCTCGCGAAGCGCGTTGCGTTCTTTGAGAACATTGAAATAGACATACTTGATCGCATGGAGATCGGCCAACCCAATGTTGTGCGAATCGTGTTCGTCTTCGCGGTCAGCGTCTTTGTCTGCGTCTTGAACATCCAGCAACCAGTTTCGCAACAGAAAGAACTTTCTTTCCATGTCGTGTTCGGTCATAGCACTCTCCCGATTGGCAATTCAAGGTTTCCGAATTCGTCCCTAAACGCTTCAGGCTCGCGAACCGAATTAGCAACGATCACGCCAGCCGCGTTCGTTGACCAACCGATTTCCACGTTGTCGCCTTCGCTCACAGGCTTCATTCGTGATGCGTCGATGCACACCCATGCTTGCCCTGCGGTAGCGTGAGCGCACAGCACCGCAAATTGATTGTTTTCGCGCTCGACCACCTTGACGGGTCGCACGATGTCCAACCCTTCCTTCGGCCACTTGTGCTTGGGTTGTGACGCTGGCTTGGGCTTTTCGTACGTTCCCGCTGGCGCGTTGACGGGTGTGGGGTCAAACACATCTCGCGTTTCGCGTCGGACGGGTGTGGCACGGGGCGGTTCCTTGGACTGCCGATCTTCTTCGGCATCGGTGTCATCGTCGCCTGTCAAGAGACACATAGACGCGAGCGCGTAGCGACGGAGATACGTCACACACGCACCAAGGTTTTGCGCTGTCGCTTTCTCTGCCAGCGTCATGCCTACCGCGCTCGACATCCATTCTCCGCTGGTGTGCGAAATCATGGTTGTGACGCTGACGCGCATATCGTCGCTGTCAATGCCCTGCGAAACGATTAGCCCATGCTTGGCAAATGCTTCGCGGATCGCGTCAATGTGTGAACCCAACGACGCGTAGCGGAAACCCTTGAAATGCGGGTGAACCTTGTCGAGCGTTGGGTTGCGAATTTCCAACTGCGCTTTGGCAATCGCTGCCACCAGCGCACCGATAGTTTGACTCGTTTGCATACTGACCTCCTAGGTAAATCTTACCCTACGTCCATGCAGGGCGCAAGGCTTACAACATCGACGAAAACGCCTTCTTCGCACATTGTTTCTGTGTATTGCCGTTCCGCCAGCAACACGCAAATTTGTCTGTCATCCTTGTATGCCACGCCTGTCAGAGCGTCACAGACTGCACGGGCAAGTTTGTCAACGTCCACGTTTCTTGGTCGCAGCGGAGCGTTTGGTTTGACTCCGCGTTTGTTGAAATGATTTTTCGGACGTGCAAACAGGAACATCAATCGTAGGTAGATATCTGCATCGGGCTGTAGGTCGCAATGTTTCCGCGCTTCGCGAGTCACAGCATTTCGCCATTCTTTCAACCCCTTGCTGGCATCAATCATTGCCGTACGCCCGTTTCGCAGTCTGACTAGACGCTTGCTGCCCTGTGGGCGGGGGTGGCCGAACGCGAAAAACTCATTGCGTTTTGTGCCGTTGATTTTTGAGGATTCGACAGACAGCGGCGGTACTGACCTGCACCCTTGCAGCGATTTCGCGCTGCTTGACTCCTTCGCTGTGCAACTGTCGGATTTGCATGACGATTTCCTGCGCGATTTTTTTTCGATGTGGTTTTGGGGTGTCATTTGGCATGGCGTATTGTTATTCGCCTTTCACCGTTTGGCAATTCTGTTTCTTCCGCCAAACGCGTACCCAGCCAGCGTGACGGCTAACGCGGGTGCTTTGAATCACCTCGCCTGTCCATACCCATTCAGAATTCTTGGATGGCCTAAACACTGACCCTGCTGCGTTTCCTAGCGTTTCAGGGGTGTACCCCTCTTCCACTAGTTTCTGCATCACCATGTCGATGTGGATGCTGCCGTGCAGGTCTGCGAGGGTGCTGGCGATTTGCTTGGCTCGCTCAAGCACAATGCGCCGTGCGTTTGCCGCGATTGCCTTGCCTTTATCCCGCTCTGCCTGTGCCGTAGCAAGATCGAACAATGTGACAGGTTGAATGCTGTGTTGCATTACGCAAGCCTCCCGATGATGAATCCGACAGCGAAGATAAACAGACACCAGCCAGCGCAAGCCCACGCGATAGCGTGGTACATGGTGCGCTCGTAATCGTGGTTTGTTTCAGGCATCATTTTGCTTTACCTCCAGCGGTCTGCGTTCGAT